CTTTGCACATCCCCGTTGATTACTGGGCCGTTGCTGATAAGATTCTCAGCAGCCCCGGCAACACCGGAACGAGTGCAGCCAGTGCCAACCCCAATACGAATGCTATCAACGCTATTCGTAATATGGGAATGGTCCCTGAAGGCTACTACATTAACCGTCGCTTCACTGATACTGATGCGTGGTTTGTTAAGACTGATGTGCCGAATGGAACGAAGATGTTCGTCCGTTCTCCGCTTCAGACTAAAATGGAGCCTGATTTTGATACCGGCAATCTGCGATTCAAAGCCCGTGAGCGTTATAGCTTCGGTGTCTCTGATTGGCGTGGATGGTACGGTTCTGCTGGCTGATAAGATAGTTGAGAGAGGTGGTGTTGGGGTGAAAGCCCTTAAGCTACCTCTCTCATACTTATAAGGGAGTTATTATGACAACAAATATTAAAGTAGCACAAAATGTAAGTACAGATGGTGCTATTATCACAGGGTTTCGTTATGTAGATAGCGGCCTAACACTTGGAGATGAAGGCACAGGAAGCAGTCCTACGCCCTCACATACCCGTGTTATGGCTATGCACGTATACTCCACAATTGTTGGAGACATTATTATTAAAGGTACTAAACAGATTACGAATAAGACAGCAGCAGGTACAGCCCTTCGATGGCGTGTTGCTGCACTTGATTCACAAGATACTTACGTAGGAGATATGGGTGTAGGCGTATTTGGAATTGTAAGTCTTGCAACTTCAGGTGCTGCTGCTATGGCCCCAACTATTACATTATATGTAGGCTAACAATGTCTACATACTCTGATTTAAAAGCAGCCTTAATCTCTACTACTGAGAACGATGGTACTGAGTTTACTAATGAGATACCTAATTTCATTAGCAGAGCAGAATTACGTCTGACTAAAGATATTGATGACTCAGGTTTAGATGAGTATACTGCTTTCTCATTTACAGCTAGTAATGCAGTTGTATCTCTTGGAGATAGAGTACGTATAGTTCGTAATGTAAACTTTACAACAAGTGCTGGAAGTAAAGTTAATTTACTTCAAAGGACAATCGAATACTGCAATGACTACTGGCCTGTAAGTGCTTCGACAGGTGAGCCACGTTATTATGCACGTAAGAATAACAGTTCTATATTCATAGTACCGACTCCTACATCTGCTTTAACAGGAGAAATTCAAACAGCTTCCCAACCATTGGCCTTGGCTTCTGCTACAGGCACAAGTGTTACTACAGCAAATTATTTTACTAATTACTGTTATGACGCTTTGTTCTATGCTGCCATGATGGAAGCTACTATGTACATGAAAGACTGGCCTACAGTTCCTGCATGGCAAGCTCAGTATGAAGCAGCAGTTATTACACTTAGAAATCAAGCTAGAAGGACACGTCAGGATGACATGGCAGTTGCTGCCTCACCTGCTGGTGGTCCTGATACAATTACACCGGGGAGTCCGTAATTATGAAAATTAGAAATCCAATCACAGGTAAAATGGAAGATACTTCAAAAGCTAAAGTATTACCTTCTGAAGAAGTACCGATTATGCCTAAACCTAAAAAACCTAAAAAGAAAACAAAACCAAAAAAACCTAGTAAACCAGAATCTCTTCTTCCTAAGAAGATGGGTGGCGGTAAAGTCTTGTATAAAAAGCATGGTGGAAAAGTAATTAAAGAAACTACATCAGGTGATGATCTAATTAGTAGTTGTTATGATTAGTAGGTCTAGTGCTAGACAACAGATTATGAAACCGCCTAAAAAACGTAAGGTAAAAAAAGGAGAATTTAAATGGAAAAGAAAACAGAAGTAAAGCCAGTTACTGTTGTTGAACAGCCTGTAAAGAAAACAGAAGTAAAAACAGTTACTGTTGTTGAACAGCCTGTAAAGAAGCCAGAACCTAATCCTGATAATAATATTGGAATAGCTAGTTTTGTTGCTGTAGGTATTGTTCTTCTTTCAATTGTAATCTATAAAAAAGTAAGGGGAAAGAAATAATGCCGGGACCACATACATTAATTGATCGTAGTATTCCATTGAAGGATATCGTAGGTAAACCTACAGGTCAGGGATTTGGCGCTGCACGTAAAGGGCCATCAGTTACAGGTAAAGCAAAAGATGCTGTTGTTACTGAAGACTATCAACAGGGTAAATCTTTTGATGTAGAGGATTAATCTTATGGAAGAATTTGCAATAAGAAAACCACGTAGGGGTTCAATGAGAACGGCCTTAAATAAAACTAAAAAAGGCACTCCATCTGAACAAGCTGCTATTAAGCTAGGTAAAAAGGCAGCTAAAAAAGCATTGGAAGAAGGTAGCACTCCTGCACAGGCTAAAGCTATCGGTAAGAAACTGTCTATGTCTCAAATGGATACTAATAGAAGTAAAACTAATGTAGAAGCATTATGGTTAGCTGCTAGTGCTGTTCCTATTGGTGGTGCTGTTGCAAAAGGCGCACAGGCTGTGAAGGCTCTTGGAAATTTAGGTGCTAAGAAAGCAATACGAAAGAAGGCTGCAAAAGCTATGGAGGGAACACCTTCAAAAAGTAATACTCCTTTCCGATCAAGAAAGGGTAATGAGAATAAGAGTCAAGAAGCTTTAAAGACTAGTAAAGTTATTCCTAAAAAACCTTCAGTCCGGCTTAAACCACCTAAACGTGCGCCAACAAAATTAAATTCTAAACTAAAAGAAGCTGTTCTTAGTACTACTGCTGTTCCTGCTATTCTTACCGCTAATGCTTTGTTAAAAAATAAGACTACTGAAACTAAGAAGCCTACCTCAGTTAAAAAGCCTACCCCAGTTAAAAAGACTGTTACAGTTAAGAAGCTTGTTAAGGATACATTGCAAGACTTTATAGATGAGGATGATACTCCTGATGATTATACACCTCCTAAAAAAAGTAAACCAGATACACGTAAAACTCTTATGGAAGCTATGTTTGGAGGTTTTAAAACTGGTGACTTTACAGCCAGAGATCAAGAGCTAAAGGATGGTACGATGCTTACGTATGATTTTCCAGACTCTGATGATATGAAAAAAGGTGGTAAAGTAAGACGTCGTATGGGTGGTAAAGTAAGGGGTTACGGTAAAGCACAAAGAGGTTATTAGTGGATAGTAAAAAAATAATAAAGCTATACCAAAAGTCTGTTGATCAAGGTATAGATAATTATGATTTGCTAGACAATGATATTAAGAAACCTATTAAAGAAGACTACAAAAATTGGGATGACTACTGGGTTTCTCTTATCAGTTATATGAAAGAAAAGTATAGATATACATATGGCAGTAAAGCGTAAGAAGAGTAACATGAAGGGTATGACTATTGGTAAGGGAATGAAACGCCCTACCAAGGCTGGTGCTGGCATGACCAAGAAGGGTGTTGCCAAGTATCGTAGGCAGAACCCCGGCTCTAAACTACAGACTGCTGTGACTGAAAAGAAACCTACTGGTAAACGTGCGACAAGGCGTAAGTCTTACTGTGCTAGATCAGCAGGACAAATGAAGAAGTTCCCCAAGGCTGCAAGTAATCCTAACAGTCGTCTAAGACAAGCCCGTAAAAGATGGAGATGTTAATGAAAAAAGCTGTAGATGCTCCTAAAGGTTTTCATTGGATGAAAGCTGGTAAAGGATTTAAACTAATGAAGAACCCCAGCACTGGTTACAAATCTCATAAAGGTGCTTCTACGAAAGCAAGCTTTGAAGTTCAAAGTGTTCATAAAAAATGAGTGTTGCTACTAAACGTGATCCTAAGAAGTGGGCTGCGGCTAAGTCAAGAGCAAAGGCTAAGATGGGTGGTAAGCACTCAGCAAGAGCAATGCAGTTAGCCACTAAGTATTATAAAGATGCAGGTGGTACGTACTCAGGTAAGAAGAAGCCTACTAACAAATTAGCTAAGTGGACAAAAGAAAAATGGACAACGAAATCAGGCAAACCAAGCAGCAAGACGGGCGAGCGGTATCTTCCCAAGAAAGCAATCAAAGCACTGTCATCAAAGGAATATGCAGCGACCACCAAGGCAAAGAGAAAAGGGACTGCTGCCGGGAAACAGTTCGTGAAGCAGCCAAAAAGAATAGCTAAGAAAACAAGAAAGTATAGAACATAATGGCAGTATCAGGTACATATGATTTCAATCTTGATATAGATCAAGTAATACAAGAAGCAATGGAGATGATCGGGGGAGAGCAAACTCTTGGTCATGAACCTGCTTCTGCTAGACGTTC